GTTAGCTTTGTTGCATTGTCTTGCACTTCATTGGCTTTTTCCTCTGCCGTAGATGCAGCAGCAATTGCTTTTTTAGCAGCTTCAATGGAGTTATCTACAATATCACGTGTTACTTGATTTGGGTCTTCATCAGCGCCTACATTGATTTGTAATGTGCGATCCAATTGTTCTTTCATTTCCTGAAGAATTAGAATGACTTTATCACCCATACCTTCAATATGATTGTAGGGCCATTTATTGGCTAATTCTGTAGTTTGTGATATTGGTGTACGTCTGACTAAAACAACTTTATAAGTTGCTGGCAATGGTTCACCAATACTTGGATACGTTAAAGTTTTATTCTGTGCGTCGTATAAGATATTCCCTGTTTGCTCAGTTTGTCGCCCATTTTCATCAACTAAAATAAGGTTAATGTCTTTAATATTATTAAAGTCATATGGCCAAATAAAAATCTTGTTAACCCCATCACATTGATATTGAACAACTGGATTGTTGACTTGTGGAATCACAATATCCCGCCTTTCTTTGCTGCATATAAAGAGGACTACCTACAATTAGGTAGTCCTTACTTTTATTGTTTCTTTTTCTTTTCTTTTTTAGTCTTTAAACGCTTGTCTAACAAAATTGACATGAATACATCTTCAATTTTAGCGTCCGTATCCGTTACCCCTACACGTAATAACGTCCAGAAGGCATCGGTTACGGTATCACTAAAACCAGTTACACGGTTAGAAACCTGACTGAGCGAACGGCCTACATCAACGATATCTTTATTGTCACTTGAGATAGCTTGACCGGTATCCCATAATTTCTCAAAGATACTTAATCCCATTACGGTATTACCTTTATTGTATGGACGTTCTCTTAAAATAAATTTCATACCCATAGTGGCTATATCTCTCACTAACGGAATACCCATGGTTCCTTGTTGTACAAATTCTTCGGCAAAAGACTTGGCGATAGATTCCGGATCATCATCGTCACCATTCGTCAGCGATTTATAAATTACCATGCCAATTGCTTGTGATACAACTGTCCACCATAGCATTCGAGCAAATTGTGTCCAGTCCCCTTTATCTTTTCCTGTATACCACCCTTCAGCAATAATGTTGTATAGGGTGTTTGCGTATGAATAAAATGGAACGAATAACTGCGTTAATGGATTTCTTGCTCGTTGAATAGCTGCGGCATCTTTAGTATCGCCACTTCCGAAAATATCTCGTATTGCTCGGTCACCTGCTTCAATTGCTTGTTGATTAATCCATTCAGTACTTACCCCTTCCTTAGATTGAAGTTCGGCAACCTTTTGATCATACGCAAATTTCCATATCGGGATAGATAAGGCGAAGTCTGTTTCTGTGAGCAACCGGAATCCCATGTTATTAATTTCATCACGGATTTCAGCACCTTTTTCAAACTTGTACCCGCCGATATTCTTCTCATTAATGCGAAGCCCCTTTCCTTGGATGGTTAATCCTTTTTTGAGATCTTTATCCAAAGTTTGAATGCGTTCACGCATGAAGATTGATTGTTCTAATACAAAGTCACGAGTATTATTATAGGTTTCTGTACCGTGGCCATAGAATCCTACACCTGCATGATTAACGGCTCGAAGTACATTACCGGCACCAATACGATATGCAGCAACAGGAATATTCAAGGTATTCTGAATGGCAACTGATACACGGCCAGCCATAATAGCCATAGATGTGTTTCTCTTTAATGCTGTAACAATCTTACCAAATGCATCAAGCTTAGCCGCCTCATCTTTCCAATTATCACGGACCCAAGTCCGCAAAAATTGATAGGAATTTATTCCAAATTTCTCAACAATATAGTTTTGAAACTCTCTATTGGCTACTAATCGATTCACATCCGTCACAGCTTTACGCATAGTTATATGATTGATTGATTCGGTAATAGCATTCGGAATAACGTCAAAGTCTAACAACAATGATTTATCCTTAACTACATCTAGCCGTGATTTAGTAGCACTCATACCAGTTCCTAATATCGCATTACTGCTAACCATAGTCTTAGCAATATCTTCTACTTCTCTATCGGAGGTACTTGCATTAACTTCCGGATTATACACAATTGGATAATACTGACCAATGATAGTTCTACCGCCAATAGTGAATGTGATGCCTTCTTCCTTTTTCAATGGATTACCATAGAGTTCCTCTTGGACTTTGCTACGTTCAGTAAAGAACGAATTAATATGATCCCATGTTCTGATAATGAATTCCCAATCTTTATCAGTAAGGATTTCTTGAAAGGCTTTTTCCATTTCAACTTCAGTTATCTTGGCCGTTTCCATTGCCCGTTGTCGGTTACGTTCTGTCCCCCAGTTTAAAGCTAATGCAATGACTTGCTCTTTGGTTAAATTCCGCAATTCCCCAACATCGTACATATGCTTATTTCGGATGTTAAATAATTCACGTTTTCCATACACAGAGGATACATCCTTGGCCAATCGGCGCATAGACACTTCTTTACGTTCGTTAAATGCTTGTGTTGCACGGCTGATAGGGTCATAAATGTATTTCACCGCATTAGGCCCTAATCGACGTAAGAATGTTTCAACCTTGAGCAATGATAAATTGCCTTTATTAATAAGTCCTGCAACGGCTTCCAAACCAGTTTGATTGTTTTGTGCGTTAAATACATTTCCATTAACCTTGCCAAAAGTATCTACTGCTTCCGTTAATATGCCATCCACCGCATCATCAAATGTAATCGATTCACCTTTATCATTAAGGATAGTCGAGCCTTCATAAGCATTGCGGCCATTCTTATACATGCCTGTCATTAATTCTTCCAGTGTGTTCAACTGACTCATTGTTAGATTTTTAAATGACATAGGTGTTTTACCATAGAATAGTTGTACAATCCATGGGTCAAGGAATGTAATACTTTGGTCACCTAGAATATCCGCATCAGGATCTAATGCATTAATAACGGCATTCATATTAAAGCCGTCTACCGGTTCCAGTCCATCATATTTTGTTAACCCCATTTGATATGCCATATGTGCGTAAAAGTAACGCATATTAGGCTCAATAGCAATAGGATTTTTAGGACGTGTTATTCTATTGAGATTGTCAAGCAGTTTGGTTCGTAACTTTTTAATGCGGAGCGCATTGTCAAACGCAACACGGGCCCTCGCTTGATTCAAAAGTTGTAACTGTTTAGCTTGTAAAGCCTCTTCCAGCTTATTAACGGCCAATGCTCTATCGGCACGCTTACCTTCACGAATAGCTTGGTTTTGATATTTCTTATATTGACTAGCTTGGGATAAGGTCAAATCGCCTAATTCCTGTCTAGCACGGTTCATATAATCACTTATCACACCTACACCACTATCTCGGATAGCACGTACATTATTAATACGTTCTTGTAATTGTGCTTTTAGCTTTTCAATACGGTCTTGAGCAGAATCAAGTTCTTTTACTGCGGCCCCTAATTCTTTAGCGACTTTTTCATTATCACCAATTATTCGTTTTGCAATTGGCTCTAAATCAGATTCAATTGTTTCTGAATTAGGATCAAGTCGATTTAACCTGTCGAGTAGTTCCCAGTTTTTAGCAAGGTCTCGATTGGTTTGTGACTTAATGATTTTAGCTTCCTCTTCAGTTAATTTCATTTGACCATCTGAAGATAATAACCATTCCTCAGCAATTTCTATATTAGATTTGCCAATATGGTTATCCTCAATGAATGCCTGCTCGGCAGATTCCATAGCCTGATTAACAGCTTCGTCAAACGTAAATCCGGTTTGCTCACGTTCAGCAGCTTCTAATTCTTTTAGTGTGCCGTATCGAGTATTGGTTAGTGCATCCTTACCAAATGCATTATAGCGTTGATGGTCTTTATAGATTGGGTACTGTTCCATTAAACGCTTTTCGATATCAGCTTGAATAGAATCTTTTTCATCGTTCCATTCTTTGATTGGACGACTTTCCAATTCCTTCATATACCGCTTCATGACACGTTCTTTCGCCATTTCCCCGACGTCGGCAATATAGCTTTGAACCTTTGCTTGCTCAGCTTCATCGAGCTGTTTAAATAACTTGCTAGATTCAAATTGTTCAAGTGCTTGCTCTTTTGTGTAGGCATCTATATCTTCTTGGGTAGCGATCATACGTGCCATGATATCTTGTATTTCCTTAGGTGGCAATCCGCCTAGTCGTGTCACCGCACGATAGATACGAGTTAACCACTTTGAGAACATCCGGAATACACGTTGTAATCCTTTTGTAGGAGCATTCCCTTCACGAAGGTATGCTTCCCATCCACGAGCAAACTTTTCATGTGCCTTTGTATTGTCAGCACCTTTCGCATTATCCCATTCAGACCACTCTTTCAACTTGTTCCAATCTAGAACAAGTTGCTCTGGGGCGTTTTCCATTTCTGCTAGGTTCTTAATGTCGTCAAAGAATACATGACCCATTTCGTGTAAGAACGTACTTCTATCTGCGGTTTTGAAAA